GGCGAATTGGAAGCGGTTCGACAAGCGCGAGGGCGAGTGGCTCAGCACCGACTGCCCGCACAGGATCGCGGAGACCTTCCTGGCGCGCGAGGGCCAGTGGCGCCTGCCGGTGCTGACCGGGATGATCAACTGCCCGACCCTGCGGGCCGACGGCTCGATCCTCGACCTCCCTGGCTACGATGCGCAGACGGGGCTGCTGTTCGATCCGCAGGAGGTCCGCTTCCCGGCGCTGCCGCGCGATCCCGACCGGGACATGGCGCTGCGCGCGCTGGGCTACCTCAAGGAGCTGATCTCCACCTTTCCCTTTGTGTCGGAAGGAGATCGCGCCGTCGCGCTCTCGGCCATGCTGACCGCGCTGGTACGCCGCTCGCTGCCAACTGCGCCGCTCCACGGCTTCAACGCGCCGACGGCGGGCACGGGCAAGTCCATGCTGGTGGACCTCGCGAGCCTGATCGCCACCGGCCGCCCAGCGCCGGTGATCGCGCAGGGCAAGTCGCAGGAGGAAATGGAGAAGCGACTGGGCGCGGCGCTGATCGCGGGCGACGTGCTGATCGCCATCGACAACTGCGAGGAACCGCTGGGCGGCGAGCTTCTCTGCCAGACCATGACGCAGACGAGCCTCAAGGTCCGGATCCTCGGAACGTCCATCAACGCGGAGGTGCCGAGCAACGCAGCCATCTTCGCCACAGGCAACAATCTGACCTTCGAGGGCGACATGACCCGCCGCGCGCTTCGGGCCACGCTCGACGCCGGGTTGGAACGGCCCGAGCTCCGCGCCTTCGACCGCGATCCGCTCGCCATGGTGACCGAGCGGCGCGGCGACTACGTCTCGGCCGGACTGACCGTCTTGCGGGCCTTCCACATCGCCGGCCGACCGCAGCAGCGCGCGCCGCTCGGCTCCTTCACCGACTGGTCGCGCTGGGTCCGCGACGCCCTGATCTGGCTGGGGGAGGCCGATCCCTGCGACACGATGGAGGGCATGCGGGGCGCCGACCCGAAGCTGGAGGCGCTGACCGCGGTCCTGGAAGGCTGGCGCGAGGTGATCGGCCTGCAACCCGCCAACGTCCGCGACGTTATCGAGCGCGCGACCGAGCAGCGACCACAGCTCTACTGCCGCGCCGAGTTCGTACACCCCGAGTTCCGCGAAGCCCTGCTGCGGGTCGCGGGCGAAGGCGGCGCGATCAACGGCAGGCGGCTCGGCAAGTGGATCGGCGGGCACCAGAACCGGATCGTGGGCGGGCTGCGTTTGATCAACGCGGGCGTGTCGGCAGGTCACACGCGCTGGCAGCTGCAACACGCGGAGACCGGGGCCGCGCCGATCAACGACGGTTCTGAAGTTCTCCGGAGCCATGCCGATGCGTGACGCTCATTCCCGATCTGTCTGGTGGGTTTGGTGGGTTTGGTGGATTTCTCCCGGCCGGTATCTGTGTTTCTCGCCCAAAGTGTCAGCGACGTGGAAGGTCGCCAGACATGACGCCATGCATCACGCCATGTCGCATGACATGACAGTTTTCAGGAGCGGGCCGAAACAACCCACCACTCTCCACCAAACCCACCAGACAATTCGTCAAGGGACGGGGACGGACGGCACAGCCCGCGAAAACTTCAGAACCGCCGTTAGCCATCGGGAACGCCGGATCGCGGGCCGCCGGGCGGTTCCTCCCGGGCACATTCGTATGTGGGGACGCGCAGCGCATAACCCCGCCAGCGTCAGGGGGCGGAAATGACTAAACTCGACAGCCATGAGACCAAGACCGCCTTCGCCACCCGCGTCGGCCTCACCAAGGGCCGCATCTCGCAACTGGTGGCCGAGGGCCTGCCGGTGCGCGCGGACGGGCGGATCGACGTGGCGGTGGGGCTCGCCTGGATCGAGAACAACCTCGACCCGGCCAGGCGCAACAAGGGTGGCGCCATGAGCCCCGCCCGCGCGGCGACGACGCTGGCCGAAGCCAAGCGGCTGCATGAGATCGTGAAGGTCCAGCGCGCCAAGCTGGCGTTCGAGCGCGAACAGGGCCAGTTGGTCGAGACCGCTGCGGCCACCAGGACCGTGTTCGCGCGCGCCCGTGCGGAACGCGACGCGCACGTGGCGTGGGTCCAGCGCACGGCGCCCCTGCTGGCGGCCGAGCTTGGCGCCGATCCCCGCGCCACCTTCGCCGCCCTCGACCGGATGATGCGCGAACATCTCGAACATCTGGCCGACCTGCCCTTGGGGAGCTTCGGCGATGGTGCCTGACATCGATCTCGCCTGGCGGCGCGGCATCCGGCCCGAACCGCCGATCCCGGTCTCGGACTGGGCCGACCGGCACCGCATCCTGCCGCCCACCTCGGCCGAACCCGGCCGCTGGCGCACGGATCGCACGCCCTATCTGCGGGCCGTGATGGACGCCCTGTCCACCGCCAGCCCCTACGAGCGCGTCGTACTGATGAAGGGCGCGCAGACCGGCGGCTCGGAGGCCGGGCTGAACTGGCTGGGCTACATCATCCAGAACGCGCCCGGCATCGCCATGCTGGTGATGCCCTCGCTCGACATGGTGCGGCGGAACACGACCGTCCGCATCGACCCGCTGATCGAGGCGACGCCGGCGCTCCGCGAACTGGTCGCCGCGCCCCGCTCCCGCGACGCCGGGAACAGCCTGTTTCGCAAGTCCTTCCCCGGCGGCCAGCTGGTGATGACCGGGGCGAACAGCGCCGTTGGTCTGCGCTCGACGCCCGTCCGCTACCTGTTCCTGGACGAGGTGGACGGCTATCCCGGCGACGCCGATGGCGAGGGCGATCCTGTCGATCTGGCGATCCAGCGCACCGCCACCTTCCGCGGCCGGCGCAAGATCTACATGGTCTCCACGCCCACACTGAAGGGCCACTCCCGCATCGAGGCCGCCTTCGAGCACAGCGACCGGCGCTTCTACCATGTCCCCTGCCTGCATTGCGGCGACATGGCCCCGATCACATGGGCGCGCATCCGCTGGCCCGAGGGGCGGCGCGACCAGGCGCATCTGATCTGCGAGGCCTGCGGCGGCATCCATCACGAGCACGAGAAGCCCCGCCTGCTCGCCGCCGGGGAATGGCGCGAGACGGCCGAGGGCGACGGCCGCACTGCGGGCTTTCACCTCTCCGCGCTCTATTCCCCGTGGGAGACATGGGCCGAGATCGCCGCCGAGCACGGCCGCGTCCGCAAGGACCCACCCCGGCTGCAGGTCTGGGTCAACACCAAGCTGGGCGAGTCCTGGGAGGACCAGGCGGGCGACACCGTTCCCGCCGACCCGCTCATGGCCCGGCGCGAGGACTGGGGCGAGCCGCTGCCCGCCGCCGTCGCCGTGCTGACCGCGGGCGTCGACGTGCAGGGCGACCGGATCGAAGTGCAGATCCTCGGCTGGGGCCGCGACGAGGAGGCGTGGGTGATCGATTACCGCGTGCTCTGGGGCGACCCGTCCGGGCCGCGGCTCTGGTCCGACCTCGACAAGGTGCTGCAGGCGACCTTCCCGCATCCTTCGGGGCTGGATCTGCCGGTGCGCGCGGCAACCATCGACACCGGCGGCCACCACACCAAGATGGCCTACGAGTTCTGCCGCACCCGCCTCGCCCGCCGCATCTGGGCGATCAAGGGACGCGGCGGCCCCGGCATTCCCGTCTGGCCCCGCCGCCCGACGCGCACCAACAAGGGCAAGATCCCGCTGTTCATCGTCGGCGTCGATGCCGTGAAGGACGCGGTTTACGCCCGACTGCGCCTTTCCGAGCCCGGCCCCGGCGCGATCCACTTCCCCCGCCGCCTCGACGCCGACTATTTCCGCCAGCTGACCGCCGAACGCGTCGTCACCCGCTTCGAGCGTGGTCGCCCGATCCGCTCCTGGCAACCCAAGCGCGACGGTGAGCGCAACGAGGCCCTCGACACCTTCGTCTACGCCCACGCCGCCCTGCACGGGCTGATCAGCATGGGGCTCAGGCTGAACGAGGAGGTCGAGGGGGTGGTGGCCACGCCGACGCGGCCCGGTGTGGAAGCGGGGCGCGTAATCCGGTCGGCGTGGATGACGTGATCAGGTCTTGGGCCAGCTGTATGCCTTGTCGCGGCAGACAACATAGTTCGCGTCGAGATCATCGCTCAGCAGGATCAGGGCCGTCAGCCTGCGGACCATGGCTGTCACTTCGCGCGCCTCGTCCTTGGTCAGGGCTCTGCCGAGAATAGCTTCCTCTCGGTAGGACAGCCATTTCTTGATCACGAGATAACCGCCGATCACGTAGTCCCACGTTGCCTCCGGGACGCCGCGCCAGAAGGTTGTGTCGTTGAGGTGGACGTCGACCGCGCGTCCAAGCAGCGCAAAACCCCTCGCCTCCACGATGCCGGCCGCCGCGAAGCCCTTCCGCAGGCTGTCCTTCTCGGCCTCAGTCCAATCCCGCGCTTCGGTCTTCCCACGGCCGGGATTGATCCGGCTCTTGCTGTCGCGGCTCCCCCATCCTGCCGTCACCCGGAGGTCGGTTGCCGATATGCCGCCGAGAACGCGGAGGTGTTCGGCAATGCTGCCGCTGGTCACCCCTGGCACGTCGGCCTCGGTATCCAGAAACGCTGCAACCTTCGCACCAAGAGCGACCGAGGTGTCGAGGAGCGGGCGTTCGTTCGGCAGCGGCACGCGGGGCCAGTCGATGGCGACGCCGTCGGCGTTGTCGCCCAGATACTGCGGCGAATAGGTGATCGCGAGCGCATGACGCCACGGTGCCGCTGCTGCGTCGGCATCCGTGTCGGGGTCCGGGAGCCCGAGATGTGCGAGCCAGGCGCGCGCGGGCGCGGAAAGGTTCGCCGCCGTGGCCCCTGCCAGCATGCCGTGCGCCGGGTCGTGCTTCTGAACGGGGAAGTAATAGGAGTGCCCCCGCTGCGCATCGTTGTCCCCGAGACAGCGCGTGAAAAAGACTGGCGGTCCCTCGGGGTCCGCGACTCCCGATGGCCGGGACATCAGGAACTCGTTTCCGCCGGAGAACTGCGTCCAGAGCTGCGGACGCGGCTCGTTCCAGATGGGACGCACGTCGGTGAAGTAGGCATGCCGCACATCAAAGGGGCGCACGACATAGCGCACGATCTTCTTGTCCTCGAACGAGGCCGCGGCGAGCGCCTTGGTGCGGGCCTCCTTGGCCTTGTAGCGGGCGGCATCCTTCGCCAGCGGGTGTCCCAACAGTTCGAATGCTGGCCAGTCGATTCCCTTGTCGAAATAGGTCGTCATGCGCGTGGCGAGGGCGGCGCGGTCTATGTCAATCAGGGCGCCGCCGCGCTTTTCCATCAGTCCGTTGATCGGCTCGAGGACAGCCAGATCGGGCAACCTCGGCCAAGCTAGATAGGTGCTGCCCACGTCGCGCGGCCGGAACGACAGCCGGTTCCACGGTTGCGGGTCGGCAACCTCATACTGGTCATCGAAAGGTGTAACCGCGAGGCTGTCGAGTAGCTGCTGCCTGCGTACCGCCGCCCTGCCAGCGTCGATGTCGTCGCGATAGCGCACAAGCTTCGGCTCGTCGGTCTTGCCGGTCTTGATCGCAAGGCTGACGACCACTCCTTGTCGAATGCCCGGCGAAAATCCGGGCATGGCGAAAATCGTCTCGCTTGTCGTGCCATCTGGGGCGTACTCGGTTTTGTTCCGGTCACCGTGCATGTTCTCGACCCAGAACTTGTCGAAGCTCTGAAGCAGGTGCTCGCGCATCACCACGTAGGAGGGCTCTCGCGTCCACGAGTAGTTCGAGATGTATGAGACGACACCTCGGCCGGTCGCTCCGATCCGACGTTCCGCAATTCGGAAGAAGCGAACATACAGATCATCCAGATTGAACTTCTTGATCTTCCACTTGGTGATCAGTCCGTCCTTGTACGGCTCTACCAGCCCTGCTTCCTCCTCCGGACTGGTCCCAGCAAACGCGTTGTAGGGCGGATTGCCGATGACCACGAGGATGGGCACATCGCGTTTCACATGCTCGGCCTGGTCGCGCTCCTGTTCCAGTTCGGGGAACAGAGGCAACGTTGCTTTGGGCCCCGCGGGCGGCTCCCATCCGGTCAGCGCGTTCGTCAGGTAGATGGCCGGTCGCTCGCCCTTTGCCGGGTCAACGGGCGCGCCCAACCCGGCGAGCAGGTTGCCCACCTGCCAGTGCGCGATGACAAAGGGGGCCGACATGATCTCGAAGCCGAACACGCGCTCGCGGGCCGCTTCCTGAACATCCTGACCGATCAGCGCGTCCTCGCCCTTGGCGCGGAGCGTCTCCTCGATCTTTCGCAGCACCTCGACGACATAGGCGCCGGTGCCGCAGCAGGGATCGAGGACGTAGACATTCTTGTCAGCCAGCCCGTCTGCGATGCCGAGCTCGGTACGCAGAACGGTGTCCACCCGCTCGACCATGTAGCGGACGATCTCGCGGGGCGTGTACCAGACCCCCATCTCCTTGCGCAGATCGGGGTCGAACGCCTCGAGGAACGGCTCGTAGAAGTGCTGGACCGCCTCGCCGCTGTCGAAGGTCTTGAAGAAGGCAGTTCGGTCGACGCGGTTCAGCGCCTCGCCGGTTCGGTCGAGAACGCCCATCAATCCGAGCGGGGCGAGGCGGCTCGGCTTGGCTACCTCCTCGAACAGCGAGCGGATCATCGGCACGGTCATGATGTAGCCCGCCGACTTCCAGTCGAACTTGCCCGAGCCGCCGCCCCTGGCCCAGATCACCCAAGCGGAGAAGACGCCATAGAACAGCGTCTGGACGAGGGTGGACCGGAAGAAGTGCTCACCCTTCTCGCCCTCGAACTTGATGCCGAGCGCGGTTTCGAGAGCGGTGCGCAGCGGCGCGAGCGTCTTCCCGTCCTTTTCCTCCAGCGTCGCCAGCGCATCGCGCGCATAGGACGCAAGGAACCACGCAATGTCCTCGGGCCGCGTCAGAGGCGCGGCGTTCATCATGACGCGCCGCAGGAACTCGCCCAGATGCGTTCCCTGCTCCTTGGCCGATTTCACAGGGTGCGCGGCCATCGACCAGAAGCTCGGCTCGTCCGCTGCCAGACGGAAGAACTCGCGTTCGACCGGCTTCCCTGCGTCATCTTCCCCGATCAGTCGAAACTCGCGGTAGTTGGTGACCAGGACGAGCCGGTATCGATCAAAATACTTCTTGGTTTGGGTCGACAGAGCAGTGCGAGAGGTGGGCTCACTCGGTGCCTTCACCTCGATAACACCGCGCTCTGGGACTTCGCCCTGTCCTGGTTTTGGTTCACCCTTGCTGCACTGCTTCTTGCTGTACAGGCCGAAGTCAGGGTGCCCGACACCGTGGCTGCGCAGCTGCCCGTTGCAGATTACCTTCGGGTCGAGAAGATTGCCCAGCTCGTTCAGCAGGTTCTCCAAGGCCGAGTAGTATGACGTCTCGCTGGTGGCGCCGCCCGTGCTGCGGATCTCGGCCATGCGCTGGAAATAGGTACGAACAGCAGTTTCAACGGGTGTCACTATCTTCTCTCCAAATCGGCGCGGCCTTTCGTACTCAATCGTATCACGAGCGAATCTATCCGTGGTCTGAGTGATTTGCGAGCCTTTTCAATGATTCCCAAACGTTCTGAATAGGCATCTGACCTCGGCCGCGCGATTCTCCTGCCCATGCGGACCTTCCTCCATCGCCTTCTCGGCCTCGCGCGCGCTCGCGGCTTCGACGCTGCGGGTGGCGGGCGGCGTTGGGAGGGAGCGCGGACGGTCGACGGGCTGAACGCGGCGATCCTCGCGGGCGCGACCACGGCGGCACGGCGGGCCGGGTGGTATGCTCGGAACAACCCCTGGGTCGCGGCGGCGGTGGACAGCCTGGTCGGCAATGTCGTCGGCGCCGGGATCAAGCCGCAATCCACCCATCCCGACCGGGCGGTGCGCGAGCGGCTGCAGGCGCTCTGGCTGCGCTGGACCGATCACGCCGCCCCGGACGGGCTCGCGGATTTCTACGGGCTGCAGGCCATGGCGGTGCGCGCGATGGTCGAGAGCGGCGAGAGCTTCGCCCGGCTGCGCGTTGCGAGCGACGCCGCCAGCATCCCCCTGCACCTCGAGCTTCTGGATCGCGAGCAGGTTCCCATGGACCTGCACCGCGAGATCGGCGGCGGGGCGCGGATCCGCGCGGGCATCGA